ATACGCGCCTTCCTCGAAAAACGGTGTGCAACCTTCCCAGCATTGCCTCTTCCTCAAGCTCTACCGTAAACTAGTTACGGATGGATATTTTTTAGCTACTGTATTTTATAGATGCGAACATCTGCTCGCGGGTGCTGCTTATCATAGTCCTTTCTCGCTTCTAACTGGACGATCTGCACATCATCATCGTATGCAATGCCGTTCAGTGCATCTAATATGCTTTTAATTAGGTTATCTAAATCTACTCTGTGTCGCGTTGACCGATAGAAATCAACCTCAACTCTAAGCATATCACTGACGCGCTTTACGCCCTGCGACACAGCCTCACTGGCAACCAGCTCTTCATAATCCAATGTGCGTTGCGGTGTAAATACGCGACGCCGGTAGCCCAACCGTGGACGGCCCTTTGGTATTGGGTTGCCTGTAACACAAAAAGAAAAGTCTGGGCATGGTGATGCACTCACTGTCAGACTCCCCAGTATAACAGTAAAGCGCAACGCCGTGTGTATTCCACCGCAATTCCCCGACCACAGCGTTTCTGTGGATCTACGGAGCAATACGAGCGATTTTTCACCATGCCCAGATTCATTTAGAACGGTAGATCGTCGGTATCTTCTGGTGGGTTATTCCCGCTGACGGTCTGCACTTCCGCAGGTGGTTCTGGTGGCGGCTCACCAATATCTCCCGTTGACATCTTCTCTATCACCATGTAACCAATGGCCTCTCCCGCCGGAGGGGTTTCTATCTCTACGCTCACGGGCGAACTGCTCATGTCTACACGTTGACGCTCGGCTGACATATACATAGAAACAGCGACCTTCTCTCGCTCTGCCGCCGTGTAACTGTCGGGGCAAATCCTCTCAGCGGCGTAAACCGCTGCGGCCATCATGCTGACAATCGAAGTCCACTTATCTTCTGCACCAGCCGGAGCCGCTTGGGGCGTCTGTGGCTGTGGCTGTGGCTGTTGCTGTGGCTGCGGCTGCGGGGGTGACGCGGCGGGGGCTGAACCATTAACGCCCAACGTCATGTCTATAGTCACAAAGCCGTTTGAGGCATCATCCCACTGGCGCATCTCCAGCGGGTAATCAGCCCCATCTTGCTCTTTCTCCACCTCGTATGTCCGAGCATTGCGCTTGGTGATGCGAACGCGCCCACCACTTCCGGGCCAGTTGGCAGCGATGGCTTCGGCCAACGGCTTCGATGCGTTAATGCGACCTTCCTCGCAATCAAAGCGATAGTACGGATCACCGCCCCGTTGTGACTCACACTGCGTCACATTGCCATATTTGAACGTAACGCTGGTGGGTGCGTTATCGCCAAATTTTATGGTGTTACTGTTCATATGTCCTCCGCGATTTAGGGTAATCAAAACAACATGCAATCAAATATATGTAGATATATGCCAATGTGCAAGGATTATTTGCGTAAAAAGTGGCAATCATTACGGTTTATTGCTATATTAGTGTGAATGCAATCAAAAACACAACAGCGCAATGCCTTCATAATTTTTGAGGAAAAGGCGCGAGCAATATACCAAAAGCAATCAAATAGGAGTGCAATCAAGATGACTGTAACACTGAATAAAATGCGGATTGAGGCCCGCTTGAAGGAAATGGGCTTGAGTCAACGCAGCGCATCGGAACAGATGGGCATGGGATATTTCCATTTCAATCGGCTGATGAATGGCGCACCATTCTCATCAACAACATTGGGGAGAATATGCTCCAATCTAAAACTCAACCCAGAGGACTGTGTAACCCATGCAGAGTAATCAAAATGTGGATATGGTAACACCATACAAGTTACTGGCGGCCTCTGTAATCAAACAGGCCCTGCATGAATATCGCAGGACATTGGTGCGCGAGGCACTGGGGACTAATCGAACGGGCGAAAAAGTTTACGGCGTTAGGCGTGAAAGTTCCAACGATCTGTGGAGATTCATAATCAATATGAAAACCCCATTTCACAGGTATTTAGATTTGGATGAAGATGCCTATCATGCGATGGCAGAAAAGGCGAAATCAGACGCACAGATAGAAATAGATGGAATGCGTAACAAGAAGAGATATTCAGAACGTGGATGGAGAAAAAAGAAACCCCCCGAACCAGAGTAACTGGCCGAGGGGTCGCTTGTAACTGGTGGCTTGTATTGCTAATTAACTCTATACCCAATGGGATGCAATGCGCACGCTGTAGCTAAATCCATTTCGCCATAATCTTCGAAGTTGTTTTCTTCCATTTTTAAAATTGCGTTTATGTAATGCTTTGCAGCGCGTATTGATGTTAGAAAGGGACGCTGCCCTGCGCCCTTGTCGATAGCGCCCTCAATCGCGTAAATCTTACGAATACCTTGCGGGGTATCTGTCGTCATATCTGTGCGCGTAATTTTACAGCCTTTATGTGTCATTTTCACCCTTTGTTTTAGTCGTTGAACGTATCAAGCACTAAATGCTCGTATAGATTGGAGTCTATCATTCCCAATGAAATGACACCAAGTAACCCATCAAACACCTTCGCCAGATTGATGGCGAATAGTTGCCACCTGTCGCGCATCCATTCGCGCCCAGTTACATATCTAAACTCGCCACGGGCGCAACGATATGGGCCGCGCCCTATGTCGATCTTGATAATATCCTTAAACATGGATCTTCCCTTCGTTTTGAGTGTGTGACCTGTCTCGTCAGTGCGCGGCGGTCAATCCAACGCAGACGCCCCGTAGGGCGTTTCGACTATGCGGCGGCTACCTCCCTATCAATCTTATATACATCGGGCCACAGCCACGCCCTGTAGGCCATGGCGTCAGCCAGTGCGATAAACTGCCGCACGTTTCCGTCATCATCTAACATGTATACCCCGTTGTCGCGCATCATAATCGAACCGTAAAACGCCTCTACTGGAAACTCGCGAGCTGTAACTGAGTTTGTAACTACGTTATTATTATCCATCGTTTTCGTCTCCCATATTTTTTAGTGTGTCTATGATATCGTCAAGTGTATAAAGGCGCTGAGTCGAATCCTCATCCACATCCCATTCCGGCATATGATCAACAAGCTGGTCAAACATATCACTATCGCCGCACTTGCGTTTCAGTAACTCAAACATCAGCCCCGAAAATATCGTAGGGTCGTTGTCGAGTAACTGACACAGTAACATATGTATCTGTGCGCCTGTGCCGTCAACCATGCCCAGACATTTGCCATTGCCCCCATCATTACATTTCCCCATCGCCAGTAATACAAATCCAGACAAATCGCCGTGCTGTTCAACGAATTCATCAACATTCTCAATCAACTGATTTTTTAGGTTTCGCATTAGTATTCCTCTGGTAATAGTAACGTGGTCGCGTGGCGTCTGCCCGTCGCGTCCTCTGCCTCTGTGATGATCCATAGCTTGCCGCCATCGTAAGACGATACCAGACGACTACCGTCCCTCAATGCTTGGTCGTTGGCCCTGTCGTCTTCGGGTGGAACGTCCCCCCAATCGCCGTGCATGTGTCGGATGAGATAGTGAGCCATCTCGTCCTGTTCATAGTTGGCAACGGCCCCTTGTGTTGCCGATATGGTTCCTAATCCTATCATAATAACCCCCGTGGTTTGGTGCGGCATCATTGCCGTATTGCTAATATAATAGCTAATCAAAAGGGTGTCAAGGAAAAGTTTAATCTAATCTAATTTAATCTAATCAACCCCAATCAAGGGCTAATCAAGGGCTAATCTAATCAACCGGGCGCAATCAAGTTGGGTGTAATCAAGTTGCAATCAAGTTGGGTTACATCGGGCCCGGTTACATCGCAGGGCCGGGGCTGGGTTACATGGCCGCAGAGGGCCGGGGGCAGGGGGGCCTAAGTGGCTGCGGGGCAGCTACATAGGCGGGTTACATGCCCCCCGGCTACATGGCCCCCGCTGGGCTGGGTTACACAGGGCCGGGGGGGGGCAGCGGGCCAGCCGGAGCCGGGCCGGGTCACAAGGTAGCCGGGCCAGCCGGGCCGGGTTACATATACGGGCCTGTAGCGGGGCTGTAACGGGCTACAATACGCAGGGCAGGGGCAACATACCAAAAGCCCCCCGGCAGCCACAGGAGGCCAGCGGGGGGCTTTTTAGTTGGGGCTATGTCTGGGGGGGCTACACTTCAAACAGCCCCTCCGGGAACTGGAATGTCTTTGAGCAGCCCAGCACTAGTTGTAGCCCCTCTTCTGGGCTGTCGCAGCGACCATTGCGCTTTATCTGGTTTAGTGGGGGAATGATTATGTCAGCTTCGATGGGCTGCAACTGTGTTATGTCTACAGCATAGCCGTAGTTGCTCTTCTCATATCGGGGGTCTGTTCGTTCACGCCAAGCGAAAGAGATTCTACGCAGCATAGCCGGATGGGTTAAAGCAAAAGCAGCCCGGTCATAGTCTATGAGCCCCCCGGACTCTTTTATCGGGCATTCCAGTGCGTATACCTCCGGCTCATATTCCATGTCGTTATGCAGGGCCGTAACTGACCAGCCCGTGATCTCTACAGAGTAGCCGGATATCTCTAGTGCCTGTGCCGCTGATAGTATACCGCTGCCCAAATTGCGCAGAGATTCGCCTGTTACATGCCAAGCCGCACCGATTGCAAACGCAATACGGACGACAGGCTCCGGCGCCCGCTCTTCGATCCCGTACATGCATTCCGGGTCGTTTGTCAAGTAAGTAGGGATGTCTGGGGCCGCTCCGGCTACGTCCATTTCTATCTGCTGTCCGGTATAGTCCCAAGCCCTATTGGCTTGCCCTGTAGCCTCCAGCAGGGCTTGACGGCCCTCCGGCCAGCCTTGCCGGGCCAGCCTAAGGGATTCTGTCCAGCCCGTGCCTAAATCCCAGTCATATTCTTTTTTGCGTGTTCTGCTTTTGTGAGCTATCCATTTACGAGGCTGGGTTACACATTCAAGTAGCTGGTCGTATGTGAGCTTCTCATAGTATCCAAACTCCGTCAGTTGGCCGTCTTCGTATTTGGTATACATGCTACATAACCCCCTGCGACAGGCGGCCCCAAGTGCCGTCGTCTAAGCCCGCTCCGGCTATTGTCCGAATGTCGTCCTTGGTTACCCTGTAGCCAGCCTCCAACAGGGCCACGACCCGTCTGCTGGCCCGCATTCCGATAATGTGCTGTAAGTTTAGCTCTGCGACCCGTGCCCGCAGCCCCCGCACTATGTCGACCCATTTCTGCCGATCTTCGCGGGTATTCTCTGCCCGCCGGAGGGCTGCTTTTATGCGTTTATCACGCTGCTCTGCGGCCCCCTCTGGGGCATCTACTCCCATTATAGAAGACTCGAAAACCTCATCATATTGCGTAGACAGCAGGACAAACCTATCAGCCGTAGCCCCGTCCAGAGCAGACCGTGCTCCGTATGTCCGGTCGGCCCCCCGCAGCCAAGTATTAGTAGCCGCTATGCAGATGTGTTTGTCTGTCAATTCTACGACTTGCCCGCCGGGCAATTGTAGCCGCCTGTTATCTAGACACTCATGTAGAGGTGTTAGGGCTTTCGGTGCGCTGCTGTCCATCTCGTCGAACAAGAAAACCCCGCCGTCTGGATTAGAGGCCCACAACGACAGGGCTGTGTCAACCCGTGCCCCCGTGGCGTCTGTGTAACCGACAGACTCAAATTTAGTATATACAGCCCCGGTCGAGTAAAACTCCAGCCCCAGCATATCGGCAGCCAGACGGGCCGCGCTGGTTTTACCGCTGCCCGCAGGGCCAACCAGACAGACATTTTCGCCAAGGCTGGCCCATTTCAAAAGGCTGTAGAATACTTCATGGGGCACAGTGTCCAGTCCGTCTAACTTGGCTGTTATGTCACTGTCTGGCAGGGTCACTTTGGGGTTTTGAAATCCCCCCGGCTGCTGCTGTAGCTCTTCTAATTCGCGACGGTATTTTTCAGCCTGTAGCGTAACGGCCAGCCGGTCGTCTTTTACCTGTGTGTAGGTTTCTTTTCCGGCCCCCTCTAGTATAACGTCTACAGCCTGTTCGACACTGTCCGGCTGCTGTGGCTGCGTTTCCTGCTCTGTGTCCTGCTCTGTGTCCTGCTCTGCGGGCTGCTGTGTATCATCCTGCTGCTGCTCTGTTTCCTGCTGCTGCTGGTCGTCCATATCATCTGCCCCTGTGTTGGTAGTGTCTGTGTCCTGCTGGCTGTCCTGCTGCTCTGTGGTCTGCTGGCTGTCCTGCTGGCCGTCCTGCTGGCCCTGTGTGCTGTCTGTGTCTGTGTCTGTATCTGTGTCTCTGTCTGTGTCTGTGTCTGTGCCCTTGGGGGGCTGTCCAGCTTCGAGTCGCTGCTGTAGCCGTCTCAATTGTGCATAGCACGTATTACACCAAACGTGCTGTCCGTTACCCTGCCCCAGTATTGTATCTGACCCAGTGCGCACGGCCTCCAACTTGCATTTTTCCGATACGGGCTGGGAAAGATATGTGCTCCGGCACTGCCCTATTACCTGTCTGTCTCTCATGCTGTGTAACTCCTGTGTTGTCCGGCGGGCTACATTGCCCCCGGTCTACTGATAATAGCTAATATATTAGCAAGATGCAAGGGTTAAATACATATAAATATGGCTATAAATGCGGGCATATGGGCGTTAGGTGCACAGGTGTGCACACCTTTTTAGACATAGCTTAAAACGTCCTAAAATGGCCCTCTAACGCGTTTGGAGCCGTAAAGGTGTATCCAGTCCAGTTACACGGCGTTTGGCGATTCTGAGCGATTCGCTATACACTTGTGCACTACTTTTTTAGGCATGTTATTTGCTTGCTAAAAAAGAGTATATATTTGGGCAGGTATCTACAGAAGGCCCGCAGGGCAGCGGGGGGGGCTGCTCGAACATGGACACGGACAGCGGGCCACAGGCTGCGGGCATGTAGGGGGCTGTGCATGGTAGCTGTTATGGGGCTGGGGGATACCGGAACAGGTGCACGGCTGCCATGCCTAATCAGATTTTCACAGGGGGCAGGGGGCCGCCGGTAGCAGGCTGCCCCATAGGCTGGCCTGTGGTCTTGCCCCTGCTGGCTGTGGGGGGCCGTAGCTGGCTACACTTGGCCGGGCTGGCGTAACTGGTTACAGGGCAACGGGTTACGGCTGGCGGGCGGGCGTGCTGGCGCTGGTTGGTTTACATAACCAGATTTATGCGAACCGACCCGGCCCCGCCTAAAAACGAACCGAACCCGCATATACTCACCCATGTATGGCCGTTGCAGCCACCAATTTTTCAGAAATTCACAACTCGACCAGCCACATGGCGCTGGCTGGCTTGGTGGCAGTGGGTGGGTGGTGGGTGGTGGTAGTAATGGGTGCTGGCTGCTGGTGTACGTACGTACTGGCTGGCTGGCTGTGTACTGCTGGTTGGTTGGTAACTAATACATCGGTGAGCGTTTGTAGTTGGCAGAGCTTGACCAAGCCTTGGTCTTACCCTGCCACTCTATGCTGTTGGGATTTTCTGGCTAATACATCGGAGCCGCGCCCGCAACTGGCATCCATCGCTTTGCACAGCGACTGTGGAGTGAGTGGCGCTTTTTACCCCGTGCAAGGAGCCGTAACAGGAATTGCCGCTTTCGCTTTAACCTTGGCCGTATGTACGATTGCCTCACCCGGTCGGCCACTTCTACACAGCACCCCGGTCGCGCTTTAATGTCCCGATGCTGTGTGTGTATATAATACTAAAGTTACCTCCCTGCCGTCAAGAATAAAAACGCGGAATTCTAAAAAAAACGTGTCATTCTTATAAATAAATATTATTATGTAAACTAAAACTGCTTGAACTGCTTGACATGTTTTTATGATTGTGTGATATTGGGCTTATGGTTATAGATTATTCAACACAAGAATGGCCTAAAGACCGCTGGCCCAATTTTAGCCCAGATGAGCTTCGCTGCAAGGAAACGGGCGAGTTGGTGCTATGCGAAGACATGATGGATGCGCTACAGCAACTACGCTGGTCGCTGGGTTCGCCCCTTGTAATTACATCCGGCTATCGCAGTCCTAAGCATAGCATCGAAGCGGCTAAGATTGCTAAAGGTGGCCCCGGTGGAGCGCACACTACGGGCAAGGCGGTAGACATTGCTTGCGATAGGGCGTTTGCCTACCAAGTGCTGTCATCGGCACTGCGGGCTGGTTTTACGGGTATTGGCATTCAGCAAAAGGGCGTGAGTCGCTTTATCCACTTGGACTACATCCGACCCGGTGACGGGTTTCATGTCCCACGTCCGTCCATCTGGAGCTATTGATGGCAAAGAAGGCGTTTTGGGACAAAAAGAACCCACGCAAGAAGTCGAAGACGCTAACGACCAAGCAAAAGGCTGCTGCCAAAGCACGCGCAAAAAGGGCTGGCCGTCCGTATCCAAACATGGTAGACAATGCCGCTGTAGCGCGAAAAGCAAAAAAGAAAAAGAAGTAAATGGCTCTATCTGAGTTACAACAACAAGCAGTGCAGCTTGTATTATTAGACCGTTGGAATCCCAAATTGGCAAATGATAAGATTGCCAAGACGCTGGGTGTAGATAAAACAACGGTGTTTCGCTGGCGCAAAAACGAGGAATTTAAAAAAGCACTGCAAAAAGAGCTGGAACGTGACCGGGCTGACTTTGATGAGATACCGTTGGCTTGGCGCAAAAATCGCGTGTTGTCACTCGAAAAGCTGTATCACAGCATACCAGAAAAGCGCGTTGCGTTAAAATTAAGGGTGTTGCGTGAAATACGCGAAGAAGTGGGTGACCATCGGATACAAGTGGATCACACCATAGAAGTAAAAGGAGCCAATTTGCCTCCACGCGCTGATTCGTATGAGGAATGGCTCAAACAAAATGAACAAATGGTTGAGGCACAATACAGTGTAGATGAGGCAGCTGGATGAAAGTTAGACGCTTGCCTAATGTGGGGCCAACGCATCATCGGCAATATATTAACAGTAAAGGCAGTTACATTAAAAATGGTCGAACCAGTTTGCCAAGTCGTACGGATTCGCGGCATCCTATGATTGTTTCGTCATGGGCTACACTGCACCGCGAAACCAATCGCAAAAGTTTTCACCCTTGCCGGGGCAAGTATAACAAACAATGACGTGGAAACCGCAACCGGGGCCGCAAGAAAAGGCCATACGCGCCTCGTTTGTCAACGAGCTGTTTTTTGGCGGCGCTCGCGGAGGTGGTAAGTCTGAGTTTTTGCTGGGTGATTTCTTAGCGGACGTAGACACCTACGGTGAACACTGGAAGGGTGTGCTGGTTAGGCGTACCTACCCAGAGTTGGACGAAATTATTGATCGCTCTCGCCAAATTTTTCGAGATGCGTATCCAGATGCCGAATACAAGGTCGGCACACACCAGTGGAATTTTAAAAACGGCGCTACGTTGAAGCTGCGTCACTTGGAAAACGAGGCCGATGCCGACCATTTCCAAGGCCAGCAGTATACATGGATTGGCTGGGACGAGCTAACGTCTTGGACGGACATGAAAGCGTATCACAAGCTAAAGGCTTGTTTGCGAACGGGCGCAGCGGAAGTGCCGACTAAACGTATACGGGCCTCTGGCAACCCCGGTGGGCCGAATCACAACAACGTCAAGAGCTACTTCATTGACTCGTCGGAAGAATCTACCGTTATTACGGGTGACGACGGCATGACGCGGATGTATATCCGTAGCCTTGTAACTGACAATAAGATTTTACTCCAGCGCGATCCGGGTTACATTAAACGGCTTGAAGGCGTTGGTGATGAACAACTGGTCAAAGCGTGGTTGGAAGGCGATTGGGACTCCTTCGTCGGCCAATATTTTACCAACTGGAACGAGCCGCGCATACTCGTCAACAGTTTTGAAATACCCACGCATTGGCCGCTTTTTGGCGCAATGGACTACGGTGAGGCTGCTCCAACGAGCTTTGGCCTATATACTGTAGACTACGACGGCAATGTGTATCGCATCAGCGAATATTACCGAGCCAACGCCACAGCGTCGCAGCACGCAGCCAACATCGTGGAGATGATCGAAAGTTGTCCGTTTACGGGAGGTCGTTATCCACAGGCTACATACTGCGACCCGTCAATGTTTGTGAAACGTCGATTGAGTGAGGTTATAAACCATTCACCAGCGGATGTGTTTGCTGAAAACGGCATCTTTTTGACGCGAGCCAACAATGACCGTGTAACGGGATGGCGTGTAGTCAACGACGCGCTGATAAAAGAGCAGTTATATGTGTTCAACGGCTGGAACGATGCGCTGTGTCGCACGATGCCAGCTCTGCCGCGCAGTAGCAAGAATCCAGAAGATCTGGACACTACGGCAGAAGACCATGCAGCAGACGAGTTACGTTACGCAATGATGCACGTTTATCGGCCCCACAAACAGGCCGATGAAATGCCTTACGAAGGCACGGGGCAAGAAGCGATAGATATGTTGGACATGGGCTATGGCAGACGCAATGGGCGGTATGCCACGGCCTAACACAGTGGTCGGGGCGCAGATGCGTACTGGCCCAAACTTAGGAGCAGGGACGATGAAGGGTTTCAACGGCACACCGACTACGACCAAGCCGAACAAGTCTGTCAAAGGCACTGCGGTTAAGCCCAAAGCGGCTGGCAGTGACAACATGAAGAAGAGCGGCAAGGGCAAATAGGTTGAAGCAGCGCGAGATAGAATTCTGGCAAGGCGCTATAGAAAATAGCCGCAAATACATGCGGCAGCGCCATAAGACGTGGAGGCGGCTACTCAAGACGTATGAGCTTGATTTTGACGTGCCGGGTTTGGACGATGATAAGATCGTTAAGATCTCGCGCATGTATCCGCTTGCCCGTCAAATCATTGCCAGCGTCTCGTTTAATTACCCCCATGTATTCTTCAAGGTCGAAGAGCCGGGGCGTGAGTTTGCTGCTGAGATATTAGAGCGTGTAGCCAACGCAGCGTTAGACCAGATGGACGCCAAGCGCGAGGTGCAACAGGCCATATTTGATGCACTCTTTTGTAGTGTGGGCTGGCTCAAGTTTGGCTACAACCCACCCGGTGACAAGGACATTGTTGCGCCCTACACGATCAACGACGAAGCCGAAAACGACTTCCCGTATGTGCATCGTGTATCGCCGTTTAATATCTACCTTGATCCGCTGACACCTCCGCACAAGATGTCTTCTGCGCGGTATATCATCGAGAAGATGGTTGTTCCGTTGGAGTTTGTGCGCGAAGACTCACGCTTTGTAAACCGCCGTCAGATACAACCAATGTCGGACGACGGCTCGCAAGATACGTTTCTTTACGAAACGCAAGACGCTGAGTATTCGGACGAGCATGATGCAGTTACATCGGCTAAGGTCCGAGGGCAAATGGTCTGCCTGTATGAGGTGCATGACCGTTTACATAAGAAGCGCATTACGTTCGCTGACGGCGTTACTGAACCCATCGAAGAAGTAGACCACCCCATGCTTGCGATGGAGCCTGTGACTCAGCCAGATCCGTTTACAGGCGAACCAATGATGACGGGTGAGTTCCAACCTGCTGGTGGGTATCTGGTAGACGGCGGTTTCCCGTATCATGCCATTAAGTTCGATCAGACGGAAAAGAGTTTTTACGGCGAGCCGCCCATGGCGTACGTCGAAGATACGCAGAGTCTGATTGTAGAGTCGGTATCACGCCGAGCAGATTTGCTCAAGCGTTTTCAGCGCATTGTGCTGGCCTCACGCAGGGAGCGCGAAGCCAACCAAGACATAGGCGATACGCTAGAGTCGGGCCGCGATGGTGAGATCATCTGGGTTGAAGATCCCAACACATCGATGCGCGAGATGAACTTTGGTAACCCACCGCCCGATCAGCTTGGCATTGAGTCCGATGCGCGTAGCTACGAAGAGCAAAGCCTTAACGTCAGTCAGCTGGCGATGGGTGGTGGCCCGAAGGTCACTGCCACACAGGCCAGCTTACAAGCGTCGTTTAGCCAGATCAACCGCGAATGGATGCAGCAGTCGGTAGCTAACGCCTATCGCTCTATTGTGCGTAACACACTGCGTATGATGGCCGATGACCGTTACACGCCAGAGCAGTTTTTGGTCAACGTAGCGCGAGACACGGAAGATCCGGTCTACGAGGCGGTCACAGCAGACCTATTGCGCGTCCGATACAAGATTGAGATCAACGCAGGGTCGATGCAGCCACTGACCGAGCAGTTAGAGCGCCAAGATGCGTTACAGCTGTTCAACTACACGATAAATCTGCCAGAAATTAACCGCATTGAAGCCATCAAGGGGCTGTTGTCCACATTTAGAGTGCAAGACCCCGAAAAATACCTTGGTAACCAAGAAGACGGCGATACCATAAAAGCGGCTAACCTTGAAAACGTGGCCTATCTAATAAGTGGCGGTGATCCGGGCGTTACACCGAATGAAAATCACCAGTTACACATACAAATACACGGCCAGATACAGCAGTTGCCGCAGTTCCAACAACTTTTGCCGCAACAGCAGCAGCAAGTGTTGCAGGTTGTGCAAAATCACGTTGGTCAGCACCAGCAGTTCTTGCAACAGATGGCTCAAGGCCAAGCGCCGTCAGCCCCAGCTGAGTCGGGTCGCTCCGAAAGCGAGGGTAGCATTATTTCGCTAGTACGAAGCCAAGCGCAAGAAGTCAGCCAGCAGCTACAAAACGCACCGGGGCAGGGATAGGCCATGGTTTTTCACGATTACGAATGCAAAGAGTGCGGCCATCGGCAAATAGATGTGCCGTCAGCCACCCATGCCCAGATACAACGCATATTGCCCTGCACAGAATGCGATGGCACGGCGCGGATGATCTTTGTAACCAGCAATTTTATCCATAATTCACACTCTGGGATGTATGGCAAGTTCCACGCTGGATTTGGACAAGTTGTTGAGTCATACAGCCATAAACAAGAACTGTTGAAGAAGTACAACGTGACCGAGAGCGCCGATAGTGTCGGTGGCTCACGGAATCACATTAGCTCTGATGTAACTAACTCTGCTCCGCGCAATACCGACCCAGCCTCGTTTGGGAACACGCCCGAAGAGGCCGTCGCTGCTGCGGAACAGGCTTATAACGAGGAGAACAAGTAGGTATGTCCGAAGCGATTCTGGATTTAGACTCCAGCGCAGACGACTCGTCACCCGTAGCAGATTCATCTACGGAACAGTCGGCCAACACGGTCGAGTTGTTCACGGATGACACGTCTGCCCCGGCACGGTCTGATAGCACTGGACACTCTGACAGCGAAACGTCGGATTTCAACCCGGAACAGCACGATTGGCTGAGAGGCGATGTCGAAGCTGTTCCAGAACAATACAAGGGCTTAGTCCCGTTAGCAAAAAACCTACAGGCGCAGTTTACGCGCACACAGCAAGACCTTGCTGAACAGCGTCGTCAGTTAC